CCATTAGGGCCAGAGCGTCCCGGCGCTGTGGTCGAACAGGATGGCGTAGTTAGTTACGCCGCCAGCCGTTGATGCGATGATCACGTCGCCATCGTCGCCAAGGCCGGTGCCGTCAGACATCCAAACAATCATATTGCCCTCAGCGGGCTTGGCGGGGTCGCTTGTGCGCTCCAAAAGGCGGATGCGGTCGTGGAAATACCGATCACCGATGTTGATTTGGTTCGATCCCGTCGCGCTGTCCACGTCAATGTCATGGCCAATCACAAGGTTAGTTGAGCCGGTCGTCAGCGCATCACCGGCCTGATAGCCAATAGCTATGTTGTTTGCGCCAGACGTGTTGCCATAAAGCGCCCTATACCCAACCGCTGTTAATTTGTCGCCCGTGTTATTGGCAACAGTCGCGCTGCCGCGTGCGGCTTCGTAGCCAACAGCAACGTTATTGGAAGTGTTAAAGGAAAAAAGTGCGTTAACACCCACCGCGCTGTTGTTAGAAGCTGTAGTGGCTGAACCAAGCGCTTGCAATCCTATTGCGGTTGAATTGCTGCCTGTGGTGTTTCCTGCCAATGCAGACAAGCCGCACGCTGTATTAAAAATCCCCGTTGTGTTTGCAAATAATGTCTGATAGCCAATTGCTGCATTATGCGTGCCCGTCGTGTTTTGCCGCATTGCTTGATAGCCCAATGCAGCATTAAATGCTCCAGTGCTGTTTACTAGCAAAGTTTCATAACCAACGCCTACGTTGCTTCCCCCCGTCAAGCTCGCAGAGTTGAGCGCGCCATTGCCCAGCGCGGTATTGCTCGTTACAGCCGTCTGGCCGCCAAGGCCAATGGTGAGGGTATCGATGGTAGCGCGGCCTAGCGCCGTGATCCTTCCGCCTTTTGACACGCGGAACTGACTCGTTCCCCCCACCTGCAAGTCCAGCAACAGGGAGCCCGCTGCGGAGGCGGTGTCGGTGACGTCCATTTTGATGGCGGTGAACGTGGTGCCAGAGGCGTTCCACGTATCGACAAGCGCATAAATTGGCATAGTGCTCATAGGTCACGCCCCACAATCGTTGAGCCATCACGGGCTACAATTACCACGCCAGTACGCGCTACAACCTCTTCGGCCACGGACCCGCCAGGGCTTGCCCGTTCCCCAATAAAGCCTCGCTTAAGCCAAAGCGCCAAGATGCTCACGGCTGCACCACCAGCGTGATCGTGCGCGCGCCACCCTGGTTGACGGGCGTGCCGGATGTGCCTGAGCGGACCTTCATGTACCGCACGCCAATCCAGTCGCCAATGTTGAGCATTGAGTAATAAGACGCCGCAACAGTAAGAGAACGCTCGGTCGCGCCGTCATACATATTGTCGTAAGTCGCGCCATCGGGTGAAGCCTGGAAGGTCAGCGAAGCCGCTGTCCAGCTGGCCGGCATATCGATCGCCACGAGTTTGCGCCCGCCGAGATCCACGGCGCCCGATAGACTGCCGCCGTTTTCAATTGTGCAGGTCAGCGTTTCGACCGCTTGGGAAACAACGGGCGCACCCATCTCACTTGTCCTTCTTCTTCGAGCCGCCGGCCTTCCCCATTGTCGGGCGAGCGCCGCCGCGTCCGCCTTTGGAGCCCTTCGCGCCCTTCGCGCCGTACGCTTTCATCTCAGGCATCACACGCCTCCATAGCCGCTGAACATGCCAATGAGGTCAGAGGCGGCGTTGGCCTCATTGGTTTTGACCGTGCCAAGCTTGGCCGCTGCGTCAGCCTGGGCTTGGATCTGCTGCATCTGCTGCGCTTGGGCTTGGGCCTGGGCGCGCTGTTGCCGGATCATGACGACGTCCTCGCTGGCCACGATCAGGTCAGGATCGACGCCCAACATGTCGGCGTAGTGATCGGCCCAGCGATCGACATTAAGCTTGTCCAGCACCTCGGGCCTCATCTGGGCGATGGCGCCGACATTGCCGACGAAGCGGTCAATTCCGTTAACACCGATCGCACGCTGCGCCTGGGCCAGCATCGACACAAACTCGACGTCTAGCTCCGCGCCTTGCAGGGCTTCGGGGATCGGCGGGACCAAATTGGCCGCGACCATGCGAAAAAAGGTTTCGTCGATCAGGGGCTTGAGCAGCTCATTATGCAGGCGCTCAAGCACGGGGCCAAGCATGAGGAGTTTCTCTTCGTGCCGCTCTGCGACCTCAGTGGCGGTCATGCGGGCCGTGTTTGATGACGCCAGCATGAGGAACAGGTCAGCGTAGAACGCCGACCGTATGCGCCCGCGCACGTCTTCGATGTCGAACAGGAGATGCTGCAGGTCGATCCGCACGTCGAACAGCGTGGCCACGGCATTCTGCGCGCCGGGCGCATCAACGTAGGTGACGCCGCCGGGCAGGTAATCAAGATCCCGGCCCTTCATGCTAGCCGGGACTTGGAGCGGCGGCTTGGTCTGGTAGTCAATGGCGTTGGCCTTGCGCAGCTGCTCATGCTGGAGCTGCTTGATGTCGCCGAGGGCTTCCATGCCGGGGCTGTTGCCATACACATCGCCGGGCATCTTGTGCCAGCGTGGGGCTAAGCCGGGGAAGCGGTCATAGCCGCCCTCGCGAAGCAGGCCCTCGCCTTCGCTGCCTGGCTCAAAATAGACGCTTCGCCAGGGTTTGTTTTTGCCGTCGCGTCGCGTGATATCGCGATCAGTGCGCGGCTCAACGCCGTGGATGACAGGAACCCAAGCGTCGAGATTGCCGGAGCGGTACAGGTTCTGCGTCGTGCGCGAGCAGGCTTCCAAACCGAACTCGGCTACCAGCTCAGAGACGGTCTTCTCGAACTCGCGATAGATCGTATTGACGTTGCCACGGTAGTCAGTGGCTAACGCAAACTCACCGACCGGGCTTTGGTAGTGATGGATCAACGCGTCGTAGTCATCCATCACGAGCGCGGCTGACGTGCCGAAAGCGCCAAGCTCTTCGTAGACGGCATGCAGCATGAGGTAGGTGTTGCTGCGCGCGAACACGTTCAGCATGCGCTTTTGCGTCTCGGCTAACCAGCTTTTGACGGGCGCGTAGTCCATGAGGTCTTCGTCGGGCAAGGCCAAGCGGAACCACGGTCTGGCCGGGCTTGTCATGCCGCTCATCATGCCAGCGGCCAGCACGCGCAACGAGCGGCTTGCCGTGTTGTCGAAGATGGCGTTGTGCCTCTTGGTGCCCTTGTTGCGGTCTGACTTGTAGAACCGGGTCGAACGCGGGAGCAGGTAATCGCTTAGCTCGCGCCAGTGCGCGATCCAGCTAGACCTCTCGGTCTGAAGCGCCACCCAGCGGCGCTGCGCGTCGGTGCGGGAGATCGCCATCAGCTTCCGAGCAGGCTTGTGCGGCCCAGCATGCCGCCGCTGACAGGAGCGCCCATCGTGCCGGTCAAGAACGTACCGCCAGGACCGCCTTGACCCATGGCGCGGTTTCGTGCTGCGAGCGCTGCGATGTTCGGGCGCTTTTGATTGGCGCGATTGAACTCGCGTTCGGCCTGGCGCTGCTGTTGCTCGGCCTGGCTGGCGGCTTGATTGGCCGCGCGCTTCTGAGCCCTAGCCGCCTGCTGGCCTTGAACGACAGTCGCGCCTGCGGCGGCAGTGCTGGCGACGGCTGCAATGACGGGAAGAGCCTGAGCCATCACAACACCTGCGAATAGACGATATCTTGCGTGCGATATCCCATGCGGGGCAGCATCCGGTCCAACGTGGTCCTGGGCTTGGCGTGCCACAACATCATATCCGCCCCTCGGTCACGCGCTGTTTGCTCAGTCGCCGCAATGAGCCTGACCCCGGCCATGCCTCGACGGTGCGCCTTGGCCAGGAAAAGCAGCTCATTCTGGCACACCAATAAGCCGCCATAGTGTGAGTGCGTGAACATGTTGTTAATGCTATAGCCAACCAGATCATCACCCTTGAACAACCCCAGCGACAGCAACGCGCCAGCAGCCTCGAGGGTTTGATACCGTGCAATGTCTGGGTCGAGGACCATCAAGTCGGGGTTGGTCGTCAGCTCTTCGCGGTGCGCCTCAAGCAGCGGCCATGCGCGCTCGATCCACTCGGTCGCAACAATCTCGCGCACCACGGCGCTCATAGCCGCTCCAGGGGGTTGTACTCACCGCGTTCGCTGCGCCGCTCGTGGCGCTCGAAGAAGCGTTCGCGCTCGCTGCGCGGAGCTACAGGCGCGGCGAAGGTCAGGGCCAGGGCGTCGCCGAGATCGGGGCTAGGAAGACCGCGTGCTTTGAGGTCGTCTTTGCTTTCAAGCACGCGCTTGCCCTGCGGGCTGAAACTGTAGGTCGGCGCGGCCAGATCCTGCTTGAGCGCTACGTCGTCAGGTATTGCGCCGCCAAGGCGCAGCCAGTCAGCCATGGCGCTCCACATCTCGGCGCGCTTGTCGCGGTATTGCTCGTCGATCGGCTTGCCTCCGAACCAGACCTCGATGATGTTATGGCCCAACTGTCGCAGGCGATCGATCACGCCGGAGCCATTGCCCGCGTCGACAAACACCGCATCGGGCCGCCACTCTGCGATTTTGGCCGCGACGCGGTTAGCAAGGGTCATATTGTCCACGCCGCGCAACACGATCGGCGGCAGGGCCACCATGCCTTGACGCGGGAAGATCACGCTGCGGTCGTCGCCAAAGCGCGCGGGATCGACACCCAAAATGCGCGGTGCGAACCCATACTCTGGCTCGCGATAGTGGCGCTGCGTGGCGGCTTGGACGTCGGACAGCGAGATGAGCTGATCCTCGCCGGCGGCAGAAAAATCGCACAAATACTCGCGAGAGAAGGACGTCTCGCTCATGTCGCGGCGCAAGCGCGCGATCTCGTCCTGGGCCAGGGCGTCGGTGTCGTAGACAGTGTAGAGAGCGGCATGCCAATCGGGCAGTGAGCCTGCGCGGAAGTAGAGTTCGGAAAACAGGTTAACGCCCGACGGCGTGCCAATGAACAGCGCCCAACCCTGCCGATCGGACAGCGCGGGCTGCAGAATGTCCTGCCACACCTCAGGCTTGATCTGGGCCACTTCGTCTATCACGACGCCGTCCAGGCGCACGCCCCTCAAAGCGTCCGGGTTGTCGCCGCCGAAGATCCTGATTGTCGCTTTGTTGTGCCGAAACGTAACCGACAGTTCGCTTTCGTTGATCGCGACGGCCTCGTAGACCAGAAGCGGCGCAAGGCGCTGCTTGAGGCGCGCCCAAGCGATCGTCTTGGCCTGTTTAAGAAAGGGGGCGACGTAAACAAAATAGGGCAGATCCACCTGCGCCCGTAGGGCCGCATGGATCAGCTCCATAAGGGCGACCTCAGTTTTGCCGGCGCGGCGATGCAAGGCCAAAACGGTGAAACGCTTCTTGCTGCGATGGCACTCGGCCTGCCAGGCGCGGGGGTAGTAGTTGAGGTTGACCTTAGTCTGAGCCATCAAGCACGCCCGTGTAGACGACCAACGACAGCGCCCCGCCATCGTGGCCGGAGATCGGTTGTGTGGCTTTGCCGTAGCCCCGGTCGATCAGCTCTTTGATAGCAGCCACGCGTGTGGCTTCGTTGTCGCTGCCGGGCTGCTTAGTCAGGCCGGCAATGCGTGCTAGCTCAGAAACAGCTTCAGGACCGTATTGGCGAGCGAGTTCTTTAATCTCAAGGTTAGCTTTATTTGGCTGTCCTTTTGGACGACCTGCTCCTACGCGTGCTCCACCTGGCATTTTAGAAATCCGTTGATATTTTTTCTCAACGAGCGGTTTTCTTCGCCGTCTTCGCACTTTCGCGAAAAGCTTTTGCCGTCGGCGCTCCTTTTGATCCGGGCTTACGCATCCGTTCACCCGAGCCGGCCTTAATACGAGCGCGCTTGGCGGCGATCGCATCATACAATCCCGAATCGCCCTTCTTCTTCATTTTTTTGCCTCAACAGCTAGCTGCAGGTCTTTATCACCAATAAACCGCGCCACGTCAGAACACAAATCATAAAATTCTTGCAAAGAAAAATCTGATTTCATCCGGTTTACGGCGTTGCAAACCAAAATTGTGTTTTCTCGCGTATAGCCAATTCCGCTATCAATTCTTTCTATTGAAACGGTTTCCAGCTTGCCAGCTTCAAGCGTCATTTCCCGTCCGCTGTAAGGGCAAATAGCTAACTGCAAATCCCACATCTCAACAATGTCGTTTGCCGTCAAACTAAATTCTTGGTTTCTTTTAACTGCCGCTTTTGCAGCATTTCTTAAAAATATTTTTGCCCGAGTGCCAATTTGTGAATTGGCTTTTGCGCGGGATTTGATGTTGCCTTCAGTGCAGCAACTTTTGCACCAACTATGAAAGCCATCAAGCGTTTGAGAATTCTTAAAAAAACCAATAATTGGCTTTGACGTTTTGCATTTAAAGCAAATTTTGTAGTTTTTATCATTCATCGCCGTAAGGCCTTGCCTCCCTATTGCGGCGGAATTGGGGCAGACGCGACGGACACATCGGGGACCAGTGCGGTCAACACGGTGAAACCCCACGCCGCCCATGCGGGAAGCTGCGCTCCAATCCAAAGAAGCGCGCCAAGGAGCAGGGTGCCCAAGACCGTGAAGCCGGGTGGTAGGGAGAGGGAAAGCTTCATGGTTGCTCCTTGGCGCTGTTGAGAGCGTCAATCGCTAAGCCGGCGGTCATACCGCCCTGGGCGACGTTTGCGCCCGCCTGGATTGCTCGCTCGTTTTGGGAAAACATCAGAGCGTTGACAGCGATCGACAACACGACGCCGACCAATAACCCGCCGGCCCCGCCGATCACCTTGCCGCGCCAGTAGGCCGCGCCTCGGATCTCAACGTCATTGAGCCTGTGTCGCTCGTCCAGCCGGGCGATCTCTTGCAGGTGTTCGGCGCGCGCGCCCTCAAGCCGATCGGCGAAACGCGCTTCGGCCTGGGCCTCGCCATCCCGCCGCCCCGTCTCGTACCGCTCGCGGCCCCACTGGTCTCGTTTGGCGGCTGCGGCCTGAACAGCGGCGGGGTTACCGATCGCGGACACTAAAACACCGCCGCGCCGTTAGCACGGTCCACTGGGCCGTCAGACACGGCGGCCAGGTCAACCGCATCCGCATCCACTGAAACCGCAGGCTGTTCGACCACCAACCCGATCGCCTTATCGGCCTCCAACAAGCTAGCCATGGCCAACAGGCGCTCATCCATGCGCCCCACGATTGCGATTTCGCGCTCTTCCAGGTTAGCGAGCGCCTTGCGCTGGATCGCCAGCTCGGCGCGCACGCGGCTCAGCTCGGCTCTGTCTTCGATTTGGCGTTGCGCCATGTCCAGATGATTGCCCATGATCAGCCCCTATGTTTTGCCGTCAACCCCTGTGTTTTGTCGCGACAGAAGCAAGGTTCGACCCCTCTGTCAACCGTGCGTCCGTCAACCGTTCCACCTCCGCCAACCGCTCAGACAGCCACGCATAGGCCCCTGCGTGCATACGATAGCCAGCGGTATAGACCGTGACGATGATCGGCCCTTCCACGCCGGCCCGCCGCAACCCTTGGCGTGCGCGACAGATCTGCACATCAATAACCTTTGGGGCCACGTCATGCCTGCATGCCCTTCTCACAAGCATAAGCCGATCTCGTGAGAGCGCGCGGGGGTAAGCCTCGTAAAGCGCCGCCACCATCGCAACCGCGCCGCTGGGGGTCTGCGGGGCGATTGTTCCCATCGCCGACACCACGGGATGAATTTCCTCCTCGAGGAGTTTCCGCACTTGGCGGAGTTCCTCCTCCAGCTCCTCGCACCTTGCTTTCCAGTAATCTTCCTTCATGTCGTTCCACCTCTGCCGCCTCTGCCGTTAACCATTGCACCAACCGCGCCACCACTTAGCCAGACCTAGCTAACCAATCCCTTCTAAACCGCACCCCTTGGCCAGACTTAGCTAACCCAACCCCTTTTTTAGCCGTCACTGCGTCATTGGAGTCACCTTCAGCGAGCACTTCACTCAGTCACTCACTTCACTCACCCTAAGGTGTGAGTGAAAAGTGAGTGAGTGACTGAGTGAAATTGTGCTCACTCCTGACCACTCATCGATGACTCACAAATGACCTGAAAATGACCGATGACTTTTTCCCCAAAAGTCACTGGTGAGTCACTAGTGAGTCACTAATGACCAAAAGTGAGGCCCTCCACCCTGGCTCGATAATGATCCAGCCATCGCCATTTTCCCCCTCATCTGACGCCTTTTTAATCCATTCAGC